GATTCATTCGAACAACAAATTTCAAAAACAGAAGAATAATATGAGCAATAAATTATCACTTTCAGTTATACTACCAATCAAATCATCAAAGGCTAAAAATTTTGATGAATATTTTGAAAAAGCAATTGCATCTCTTAAAAGTCAACAAGTTGAGTTTGAAGAGCTTGTTATTGTACACACTAGTGAAGAATCATTAGTAACATTACTTAACGGTTATGATTTTGGAAATCTTACCGTAACTAAATTACTTTGGGATAAGGACGCAAATTATTGTGACCAAGTAAACCATGGTATTAAAAATGCTAAAGGAAAATGGGTTTCTTTATTTGAATTCGATGATGAATATTCTTCAATATGGTTTAAAAACGTTGACAAATACATGACATCGTATCCTGAAGTTCAAATGTTCTTACCAGTTGTGGTAGAAACAGATGAGAAGGGTCTTTTTGCTGGGTTTACAAATGAAGCAACCTTTGCAGCAAACTTTTCACAAGAAATGGGATTCTTAACTAACGAAACTTTACAAGACTATCAGAATTTCCAAACCGCAGGTTGTGTATTCAAAAAAGAAATTGTTGAGGATTTTGGAGGATTTAAACCATCCATTAAACTAACATTTATATATGAATTTTTATTAAGACTCACATATAACTCAGTTCAAATTATGACTATCCCAAGACTTGGTTACAAACATGTTAACCTTAGAGAAGGTTCAATTTTTTGGAATTACAAAAATGGTGAAAACAAAATGATTGAAGATGAAGTTAAATTTTGGATTCAAACTGCAAAAAAAGAATATTTCTTCACTGACGATAGAGTCATAAAATATCAATCTGAAAATGCATAATGCAAGAAACTCTATCTGCAACAACAGAAGATGTTTTATCTAAAAAAAGAGGAAGAAAGGCAGTTAATTTAAATTATTTCGATGTAAGGGAGGAGGAAGCGGTTAGAAAATTTTTAATCGCGGAAAGCTCATACGAGAAAAATAAAATATATAATGAATTTTTAAGAGGCCCTCTTGATAAGATGATTTCATCTATCATACGACGATATAAATTATATCGTAAGGACATGGATTTTGTAGAAATTCATACGGATACTCATTCGTTTTTAATGACGAAAGTAGACAAGTTTAAACCAGATAAGAATAAGAAAGCTTATTCTTATTTTGGTACAATTTGTAAAAACTACTTAATGGGTCAAATTATTAAAGACCAAAAAGAAACAAATAGAAAAATATCGTATGAAGATATTTCTTCAAGTTTAGAAGAAAGACCTGATATGAGTTATAGAATTGATGATGATGTTGTGGAAACTCACATTATTATTAATGAATATTTAAAAGAATTAAAAGAATTTATCGATAGTGAAAATCTAAACGATAATGAAAAAAAATTGGGGTATGCCCTAATTGACTTGTTTGATAACTATGAAAGTATCTTCTCAGGTGCTGATAACAACAAGTTTAATAAAAATGTAATATTACTTTCACTGAGAGAAATGACTAACTTAAGTACAAAAGAAATTAGAAGTTCAATTAAAAGGTTTAAAAAATTATATACAGTTATTCAGATTAAAATGAAAAACTAATTAAAAAAGTATTTATAGGTATGCCAAGACCACAAAGAAAAGAAATTAATTTCACGAAAGATTCCATCTTGTCTTTAATGCAAGAGATTTACAACGAACTTGTAGAACAAAGACAGACGGCAATTAGAATACAAAATAAAATGTTAGCTATGTTGAAAGACCCTGCTGACATGACTACTATTGGACCTGTAATTGAAAAACAACAAAAAATTGTCAACGACTGTGTTGAGAAAAAAATCAGCTTGTCAAAACTACAATCTGGTATTTGGGAAAAATCTAATAATAATACTGAATCATTCTCATTAGCAGATTTAGATGACGATTTAATACAGAATCTTATAGAAAAAGATGTTTCTAATGATGAAGAAACATATAAAATGAAATAAGATAGATGCAATCATTAGATATAAACTCAGCTCAAGACGCGATACAAAGCAAGATAAGTTCATTTAAAACTTATATTGACGTTTCGGGTGCGGCAAAAAGTTTAAAAAGTGCAGGGGATTCTGCATCTAAATCCACAACCCAACTTACATCCCAATTAGACAAAATCAAAAACCTACAAAAAAGATTTTTGAGAGAACCACCTAATTCTATGGACCAAATGTTAGGGTTCTTAGGTCAAACTCAAGGGACTGGTTCAGGTACGTCAACATACATCAGAAAAAAAATGTTAGAAGCTGCGGCATTAATTGAGCCAAAGTTGTCTGTAATAGTTAAAGACGAAACAATTAAAGCTTTAGGATGTTCCATTGAGCAAACTTATAATGGAATTTCTCCAACCGTTCTTGAATCCCAACCGTTACCATTATTACCATTATCAACAGGAATATATATCCCTGTTAACTCTATTGATTTATTTACAAATTTAAAACAATCACCTGAGACAGATTTTGGTAAAATTTTTTATGAAGCGCAATCCCCATCTGCAGACCAAAAATACAGACCATATGGTGGAGATGACCCGTTCCCAATGAACAAACAACTTTACCAATTAATGGAATCTAACAACACTGGTAGGTCTTTTAGTCAAATTAATGGTAAAAATTATTTAGGTAAATCAGGTCAAGATTTGTTTGATATCCAATATTCAAACGTAAATAGTTTTGGTGTTACAGGTGATTACTATCGTGTGGCGTTAATAAATCGAGAAGATGGTTCAGGTAATATTAGTAATAATGTTGGTGAATTTATTTCAGATTATTACAGTACAATTAAATTAGTTGACACTGTAGATATAGGTGCCCAAATTGTTAACATAATTTCAGGAGCTGTAAGTATGAATGCTCAAGTTGGTTATGGTCAACTTGATGAACAATCAAAATTTGATTTATTAGTACAAAGAATTTTAGGGTTATGTTTTGACTCAAGAAGAGAGATTGATGTGAGCGGAGTTGCCAAAGTTGCTGAACTTGATGGTGTTGACGATAGTTTTTTTGAATTGACTGAAATAGATTTAAGAAATATTGAAATTAACATTAATAACATTCAAAATGGTGTTATGGAGTTTGTTGATTGTGATAACGTTAAGGTCCCTGTTGATACGGAAGTTCTTATAAGCCAATTAATTGATTTTAGAAATGACCTTACAGGACAAACTATAGAACAACAAGTTTCTGCGTTAGAAACAATTATTGATTCAATTTCACAAAATCCTGATTGGAGAGCAACAATACCAACGAATTTTAATGTTAATGTCGCAATTAACACAAATGTTATTAAAAAAATACCTTTGGCAGTGGCCGCAAGTGTTTTGAGTCCAAAAGTTTTATTGCCCTTATATACATTATTATCGGTAGTACAATCAGGAGCAACCTACACTTATAATCAAGCGGTAACAAGTGCAAACACCGCAACAAATAATGCCACTACAACTCTTAGTAATGTTGGTAATGCAGGTGCAAATGTTGGTCAGGCAGGTAGTAATATTGTAACTAACGGAGCTGATTTTTTAAAAACATATAAAACATTTTCAATTCAAGTTATTTCTAAAGTAAATGCGGAGTTTCTTAAAGTTTTATTTGAAATTTTAAAAAAGGATATTGTAAATTTAGTTAGTAGTATAATTGCAGATGTTACTAAATCTCAATTAACCAAGAAATATGCAATGATTTTAAGGTTAATTCAAATCGCATTAATAATAGCTCAATTAATAGATGATTATAGAAAGTGTAAAAATTTATTAGATAATATTCTATTATTACTTAGTTTAATTGGACAAACTTTAGGTGCAGGTCAAACCATACCATATCCATTGTTGGCGTTATCAGGTTCATTGCCAGGTATTTCCTCAGAGCAAATGACTATAAACACAATTCAAACTTTACAAGGTTTGGGTATACCAACAGGGGCACTTCCTGATGGAACTCCTAATCTTATGTTACAGTTTAATTTGGCGTCAAATAAAGGAATTGTTTCCAACATAACTGAAGAAGGTAAAGTTGAAGGTATTGGAATTGGAGGACCTGTTACAGGTAAATTAATATAATATGAAAAACGAAGAGTATCAAAATATTGTCGAAGAACAAAAGAATTTAAAAAACTTACCTAACACTAAGTTAGTTGAGTTTATGGATTTATTATCTTCTGACTTTGAATTAACAAAAAAGTCTATTATTACTTCAACAATTTATTTAGATAAAATTGAAGAATTGTATAATAATGTTTTAAACACATATCAAGAAAGAAATAATGGAAAATAATTCAATTTTTTTTCAATGTAAGGTTTTAAACATTGAAGACCCAATGATGTTGGGTAGGATTAGAGGTGTAAGACTAATTGACAACTATGAAGATATATTAAAAAGTATATCTGACCCACCATGGAATGAGGAGAAAGATATTTGGACTGCAAGAGACCCATTTATTTTTAATCCATTGTTACCTTATTTTATTTATTCAACACCAAAAGTTGATGAACTTATTCAAGTTATTTACATGAATAAGGATTTTCAATATCAGAACCAATACTATGTTCAAAATACTTTTTCAAGTCCTACCGCGACTTTTAAAGAATATTATTATGGAGGTAATAAGTTTACAGGTACGGGTATGCAAATTAAAAATCCAAAACCTTTAAAAAATCAAGACGGTTCATATACCGACCAAGCAATACATAAGGGAGTTTTCCCTCAACCTGGCGACAACGCAATTATGGGTAGAGGTAGTGCCGATGTTATTGTTAAGCAAGATGAAGTATTAATTCGTGCAGGTAAATTTAAAGGACAATACTTAAAGCCAAACGTAATACCCGTTGCAAACCAACAAAGAGGGTTCCTACAACTTAGTAAATTCCAACAAACCAAACAAAATTTAGAACCTAAAGTTTATTACGAACTTAAAGAAGAAGTAGTATTAACTAAGTACTTAATTGAGTGGGTAGTTACGAACCCTGAAAATGCCCAAGATAAGTTCTCAGGTGCGGTTTATCTTTATCAACTTAAACCAGACTCATCAACTAATTCAAAAAATTTAACATTAACGAGTGAAGTTTCTGAGAATCTTAAAAAATTAGTTGCAAGTGAATCTTTTAATTTGTTATCAAAAACGGACGTAATTAAATTCATTAATGATTTTATTAAGACTTGTAATTCAACCAATGTAACCGCAAGTGGTATTAAATTATTTCCTGATAATAACGCAAGTACTAAATTCCCTATTTTTTATAGACCTAATTTATTAATGTATTCAAAACTTGACCCATCAACTAATTCAGGGTCAGGTGCTGGTAATGTTGAGATTAGAAATATTACAGACATATATAGAAGTATTAAATTAAATCCATCGATTAAAGGTGGGTTTGGATTAATTTACGCCAAAGGTAAAGTTGGTTTACCGAAAACCCCTATTAAAAAAGTTGTTCCTCAATCTAAGTACGTTACTGCAGAATCATCATACGGGGCATTAGGTAGTGATAGATTATTTTTATTGTCACATAATTCACAAATCCCTGGTAAGTCAAAGATTAATTTTGATGATACTTTATATGGCATTTCTGCTGAAAAATTTGCTGATGATATTATGCCAAACACATCGAGTATGGTTAGAGGAGAGGAGTTATTAGAATTGATTGATATGATAGTTAGGTTCTTAATTACCCATACTCATGCGTATCCTGGATTACCACCAGTACCTAAAACTCAAGACGGCTCGACTACCGATAAGCTACTTACAGAGTTAAATAATGCGGTCGAAAAAATACTTAGTAGTAATATTCGACTTAATTGATATTTATAGTAAAAAGATAAATGTCAATCCTAAGGTCTTACATAGATAAAAATAATACCATCGTATCAAACTCATATGTCAATACAGGAAGAAACCCTGTTATTGAATTAAATTTTGGTGCTTCGGATTATATAGTTCCTAATTACGGTTACTCAAGATTACTTTTCAACTTAGATTTATCTTTGTTAGAAGAAAACATTGCAACAGGTGTTATATCAACAGGATGTACATCAGCAATGACTCATACATTAAAGATGACTAATACTTCATCGTTTGATAATGAATTACTTAACACATTCATGTCTAACGAAAGAAGAAGAGCTACGTCATTTGATTTAATCTTATTTAGAATCCCTAACGTATCGGGAAATACAGGAAACCCACAATATTGGGATGAAGGTGTTGGATATGATTATACTGATTTTAATATTAATCAGGGAAGCTCTCAAGGTGGAATTACCCCATTAACTTACGTTGATAGTAGAGCGTTCTCAACAAGACCATCTAATTGGTACCAAACAACAACAATCGATGATTGGTCTCAACCAGGAGTTTACAGTAACACTAATAGTGGTACGGTTAATTATTCAGGACTTACAATCGTTGCAAGACAACATTTTGAGTTAGGTAATGAAGACCTTAACATGGATATGTCAAATGAAATTAACGGTATTTTAAACGGTTCTATTACAGGTGTTACAGGTTGGGGAGTTGCATATCTTCCTCAAATTGAAAACATCACTGGGTTAACAGATAGTTACAGTGTCGCATTCTTTTCAAGACATACTCAAACTTTTTACCAACCATACCTTTTAACTAATTACGACGATTTAATTCAAGACGACAGGAATTTATTTTTGAAAAGCCAAGAAAACAAATTGTTTTTATACATCTATCAGAATGGTGATTTAGTAAATTTAGACTCAGACCCGTTTGTTAGAATTGAAGACCGAAATGGCGATGCGGTAACAGGAATGGCATCTTTATCAACTTGTTTAAGAACTAAAGGTGTTTATGAAGTTGTTGTCCCTAATGGATTTACATCGTACCCTACACCTTGTCAGTTCTACGATGTATGGTCAGGATTAACAATTAATGGACAAGGTATTCCAAATGTAACTAACCAATTTACATTACAACAATATAATGCTGGTATTCAAATTGGACCACTTTCTAAAGAGCCGTCTAAGTTTGGATTTAACTTCTACGGTATATTACAGAACGAACAAATTCTTAATTCAGATATTAGAAAGGTTGGGGTTACCATTAAAAAGGCGTATACAGGACAACAACTTTTAGAAAATGTTTCAGCTTTCTATAGAGTATATGTAAAAGAAGGAACTACCGAAGTCCAAGTTCAAGATTGGACACCAATTAACAGAACACCAAATGAATTCTATTTTATATTCGACATGAGAGATAAAATACCTAACCAATATTATGTAGACATTCAAGTGAATACTTCAGGTGAAAAAGACACCTATAAAAAACAATTAACATTTAATATCGTAAATAAAAAATAATGGCAAAAATAGTTAAATTAACCGAAAAAGATTTAAATCATCTTGTAATGAAAGTTCTTAAAGAACAAGAGCAAGCTAATTACATGTTCTTCAGCAACTTGGAGCAAATAAAAAGACAATGTGAAATGATGTTAGAAATGGACCCTAATCAAATTGATGAATTAATTCAAAACGGACATGATTGGGCAGATGACCATATATCTGAAGCAAAAACTAATATTGACCAAGTGTTTGATTTCTTCAAAAATGAAATGTCAAAAGAATACACTGATTATGAAGATATTAATGAGGGTAAGAAAAAAACAGGAACTCCTCTTTGTGCGAGAGGTAAGTCAGCCGCTAAATCAAAATTTAAAGTATACCCAAGTGCATACGCTAACGGATATGCGGTTCAAGTTTGTAAAGGAAAAATCAAAGGACTGGACGGAAAGAAACAATGTTCAGGTGCATATTGTTAAAAATATAAAAGAGAAGATTACTTCTCTTTTTTTTTATTCTATTGTTTTTGATTTAAAAAAAAGTGTTATATTTGTTAAGTTAAACATTTCAAAAACAAAATGATAAAATTCTTTAAACATGTGTTCAAAAGATTGGGGTTACGTATCTACATTCGATATCAAAGAATGTTCAGTCGTAATCGGTCAACTTACACTAACAACGAAATAAAATCCTCAGCAATTTTTAGAAAATTACTTAACCATCCTGGTTCTACATTTTTAATCGCTCCTTTATCACTTAAGAGATATATTAAAAATGAAAAGTTAGGCATCTTTATTTTATTGTCGGATTTAAGATTGAATATCACCAATCACATCTACAATTATGATATTGATATCAACGAAGACTTATCAAAAAGACTACAATCTATGTTTGATAATAAAGTTGAATCAGTAAGACAAGAACTTGAAACTGAAATGCAAAGTCAGATTCAACACTCGCTACTTAAAATATTAGATAAATTAGATTAATTAAAGTTCTCTCTGAGAACTTTTTTTATTAGGTCTCGTATCCCCTCGTTTTTTGGTTTGTATGAAACCATTTTAGGTTTGTTCCCTGTACCTGATTTTGAATGTGTTTTTTCAGCCTTTCTTTTTTGTTGACAAGCAGACCTTTTCTGAGACGCGCTCATTTTACTTGCAACACCCGCCGCTCGGCATTTAGGATAGCCTTTATCGTTTGCTTCAGGTCTACCACATGGAGGATGACCTCCACCTTTTTTTGTTCTACAAATATTGACCCATGGTCCTGCAGGTTGTTTAGACCCTTTAGGTTTTTTCTTAGTACCAAACCAAACGGCTAAATCTTCGTTTAAAAAACTTTCTTTAAGTGGCCCTGTTGCGTCATCAATAACTTTTTCGGGAGATTCAACATCTGCAATATTACTACCATCTTCATCATTTTGACCAGTGTAAAATTGTTTTAAATATTGGTCTAATTTTGATAATTTTTCAGTTCTTTTTTCAATCTTGGCTCTTTGTTCAGGAGTTTCTTTAAAATCTCCATCCGCCTCTTCATAAGCTAATTCGGCATTCATGTAATTATAAACAGGAACATTGAATGGTGCAAGTTGGTTTTCTTTCCAATCTTCTGGCGCAAGAACAATTGGAACTTTAAAATGTCCCGAACTACCTGACCCTGTAGCTTCCTTAAGATTTTTTCTTTTAATACTCATGTTACTATAAATACCTTAACTAATAAAAAAAGGGTCTCACGGGACCCTTTTTCATTTATAACTTATTTCCACAAGACGGACAAAACTTAAAGTTTGTTTTTGTCTTGGTTCCACATTCAGTACAATATTGTCTAATGTCCTGTGTGGTTTTGTTTTTAGTGCTTAATGGTAAAATTTTAAAACCAATCTCATGACATGTATAATAATTAAAGTCTTCATATGAGTTGGTAAAATTTTGTTTAGATTTGTCACCCTTTTCAACTCTACCAGTTTCAATTAATTTTTTAGTACGAGGTATGTTTAAATCAACTGATGATGTAAGAGTTGAAGTTGAAGAATAAAATGCGGTAGACGTAGTAGTTCCAATTCCACCTGTTGTACTTAATGTTGTTCCATAATACGGAACATTAACGGTGTTTATACCTCCATAAACAATACCATTTCCATAGATAGTTCTTGACGGTAATGCGAAATTATTCCTTGAGGTTATTTCATCGTAGAACTCAATTCTAACGTCACCGTTTAAATCGATTGCAGACCTGTTTTCAGACGTGTTGTTAACTTCATAGGTACTGAACTCAAACTTGTTGTTAGAGTCAAGGAAACGTTCTAAAAACACTCTCTGACCTGGTCTTAATACAACTCCACTTGTGGAAATGTATTCACCATTCAATTTGATTTTAACGAGAACCGATTTTTGTTTTGGATTATGGATTTCGAATTCGAAATTGTCTTTATCATTTAAAAAGACTGAGTGGCCATTATAGACCTTAAGACGTGACTTTTTCTTTGTGATGTGCGCAGTCGGTTTGCCCACTTGTGTTGCGTAATTCATGTTGTTAAATTTTACAATAGTTTAATGACTACGTTACCAATACCTTTGTGTCCGTGAATACTCAACAGCCGTTAAGACTGGGGACTGATAACTTAAAATCTAATAATAAATATAATAAAAATTTTTTTGATGAAAATAAAAAATGTCTTATCTTTGTACAAAATATAAGTACTATGACCAAAACAATATATCTTATTGGAATAATTTTTTTATTTTGTTCTTGTTCATCAACAAGAAATGGTGTTGTAAAAATGCCAAAACAACCTTACGTGAAATGGTATTCTAAAAAGTCTTTGAAAAAATATTCTAAAGAATTTAATAATAGAGATTGGACAAAAAGAGATACTGTATTTGTACCCGTACTAGATACAACAATATTCAAATAATTATTGAGTAATAAGTTTTAAAATACTTCCTCTTGTACCTTTTATTGTTTTTCCATTCTCGTCGTTGACATCACCTCCTAAGTAAAAATAATTTTGTTCAGCATCGATTGGAGTTGCCCAAAAGTTTTGTTTCATAAATCTCTCTTTTCTTTTTGAATATTCTAATGTTATAAATGGATATTTTAATATAAACTCAAGTCCTGGTGGTACAGAAAATGGACCTACTTTATTTTGAATTGTATCATTAATAAACTTAACAGTATTTCTAACTTTACCCTTGTATTTCAAATTAACAACGTAGAAATCACCCTCTTCTCTTTGTCCCAAAATTTGGTAAAGAGTTGGGAATGCAAATACGTTAGTATTAAACGTACCTTTAACAAAATCAAATCCTTGTGTTTGTGCAACATCTATGTATTGTTTTTGTAATGCGGCTTGTTCAGCGGCAACTTTAGCGTCTGCCTCTCGTTTTTCCTCTTCTTTCTTTTTTACCTTGGCAACTTCGTCGGCAGCCATTTCATCCTGTATTGCCATCATTTCTGCGTTTGACGCTTGTACTGACATTTTAATTGGTACTCCACATCCATCTAAGACCATTAAAGACCATGGTCCTTTGTCCCCCTTTTTAGCCCCTGTTGCAACACAAGGTGATGGGAAGTTAGTGTTAGGGAATAGTTGTTTATTATTTTTATCATATATGTAAATTTCAGGTATTGATGCATGACACTCTTGAGCCACACAAGAATACCATAATACCAATTGTTTTTTCTTTTCAAATTCAGGGTTATTAACAAGTTGGTTAACCATTTCAGGACTAACTTCAATAATTGACTTTCTATTACATCCATCTCCTTCACACCCTCCATTATTTAAGTTGGCAGTCCCTACTTTTGTCTTATTTAAATAAACATCAAAAACCGCCTCATTACAACCGTGGCCACCTCTACATGGTATTCGAGTATCCCCTTTTTCAATATAGACAAATTGTATTTTTAAACCAACTAAACATTCCGTTGTTACTTCTCCAGCAGCAACTACAGAAAAACGAATAAATTGTTCCGCTTGATATTTTGGGTCATTTGGATTCAATCCTTTTGGCGTTTTCCCTATTTGAGTTTTAAACTGTGGAATTTTTGGCATTGAAGGTAATTCTCCTTTTTGAACTAATCCATTAAAAAAATCTGTTAATATTCTTGTAATTGTTTGTCCTCTTAAATTTGCAAGTTCTCCTGTTCCTAAACTTTTTTTATTTTCTTTATCGTAATTTGTTGGTTGAGATTCTCCTGTGGTTAATTGAATTTCCATAGGGATTCCTTTATACTGTTTTAGATATGCTGCTATTTGAGTTAAGACATTTGTTATCTGTGTTTTTTGACTAGGGCTTAAGGCATTTTCAGAATGATATCCACTGGCAAAAGTTTGGCTTGGTAACTCAAATGTTTTTGGTGCCATAGTTTCAGTTTTTTTAATTTGTTCTTTTAACAAATACTGATTCTTTGTTGCACTCTCATGCATCATTAATATTCTTTTAACTTCTTCCGTTTCTATATTCCAATTCTGTTTAATCATATTAATAAATATCATGTAATAAAAAAAGGGTCCCCATTGGGAACCCTTTTTAGTAATATATAAGATAATGATTATCTTAATTCTCTCAAGTCAAATGTTCTTACACCATCAACTGTGATTCTACCGTAGAAACGGTTGTTCACCATTTTCTTAGCGTATCTAGTCATGATACCTTTGATTGGTGTGAAGTTGAATGGATTGTACATTGTAGGAGTTAATTGTAGAGGTACGTACGGTGCGTAGATGTAACCTGTATCTAACAAAGATGTTCCTTTGTGACCCATTAACACTTGGTTAGGTGGGAAGTAAGGGTCTCTGTAAACTTGGTAACGACCTGCTAATGTACCTACTCTTTCAATACCCATGTTGTATTGGTCTTGCTCAGGAGCTGCATTTGAAACGTGGAAATATTCCAAGTCATCAAAGATAGCACTGATTTCAGAAGAAACAACAATCCAGTTTGCTCCACCTCTTAATGTAGATTTGTGGATTTGAGCTGAAATTTGGTTGATTGCTGTGATTAAAGTTTGGTTCCAATCTTTTTGAGTGTATGGAACTGCACTTGAACCCAGTCTCTTCCAACCATTGTAATCCCATCTTAAGTTCCAAGCCGCACCTTTTCTTAAATCTCTCAAGATTTCTCTATCGATTTCTGCTGCAACTTGCTCAGATAATAATGCTGTTAATTCAGCTTCAGCGTCAATGTTGTGGAATGCCGCAACGTCTTGAGCCATTTCAGGAGACCATTGTGCTCTTAATTTTCTTTCAGTTACAGAAACTGTTACTGACATTAAGTCAAATGAAACCTCACCAATTCTATCTTCAAATTCTAAGTTCTTATAGATTCTATAAGTTGCAGAGAATGCACTTCCAGAAGACGCTGTTGATTCAAATGTTGAACCTGTGTAACCGTCCATTGAACCTCCACAAGTAATACATACTGGTACTTGCAAATCAACTTCTAAGTATATTTTACCTTGAGCATCACATATGTTGTCATATTGACCACCGTCAGTTTTACTGTTAGGGAATACTAACGTAGAGTTATTGTTACCGTAGTTTACAATACCTTTACCATATCTTTGAGTTACTACTCTGAATAAGTAAGGGTTGTTTGTGTTTGCTGATGTTGTAGCATTTCCTGCAACACCATAGATAGTTAAATCAGATAAGAAAGCTTCATTATCCATTGGTTGACCATCAGGACCGATTAATTTACCAGCTCCATCAGATGCAAAACCTGACATAGCAATTAATACTTTTCTGTAATCAGATAAAGTGTATGCTGAAGCAATTAATTGGTCAGCCACCCAAGCAACAGTACCAACTGGTGCTGTGATTGCAGAATATTGTCCTTTAGAATAGTCAAATAAACCTGGTGGGTCTAATGCTGGTTCGTTACCTTCGTAGAATCTATCGTAAAGGTCTTTAGTGTTGTTGTAGTCATAACCACTGTTTGGAGTTTGGTCCGCAGCTGCGTTTGGTGAACCATAAGGAGGGTAGTGAATACCCGTTGTCGCCAAGTTTGCAGGGTCAGTGTACGCCTGAATGTTAGGTACAAAGTAGAATAATTTACCAATTGGTAAGTTCATAGCTTGTACTGAAACGATGTCGTTTGCTAATAATTTAGAGAATACACGTCTAACGATTGGGAAAACCACAGTTTCAAATGCACCTGTATCAGATGTAGATGATGCTTCGTTAATTAAATACGACGCTTGGTTTTCATAAAGTTGTGCAACGTTTTCTCTCATGTGACCTTTAAGACCCTCTAAGAATCCTAATTTGTCCCATTTGTTGATTGTATCTTCTTTGATAACTTTAAGGTGCTTAAGACCGATGTTACCAACAAGACCTGATTCTAATAATGCTCCCATTTTAAAATATTTGTTTTTGTTTTATTTATTTTATGTTTTACCCTAATTTACTCATCAAGTCCTTCATTCTCATGAATTGAGGATTCTCGTAAGTTTTTGATTCAATTAAGGTAGTAGATGAACCTGAAGTAACTTGTTTAGTTAATTTTGTTTCAACTGATTCATTCATTGATTTTGCTTCACCTTTAGATAATTCACCTTTGATTGACTGATAAAGATTTTTAGATTCTTTTAAAGTTTCAACATCGTCAAATCTTCTTAAGATATTAATTTTCTCTTTTTTAGTAGTCGAATGTTCAGTGAACAATCTTGTAGCATATGCCAAGTTTGAGTTGAAGATAGCAACTTCGTTAAGTTTTTCTCTGAAAACATTTAACGCTTTTCTATATTCTTCATTCTTTTCTCTCAACATATTAACTTCTTCTTGAGTAGATTCTACTTTAACACCACCTTTACCATAAACATAGTTTCTGTTGTTTGTGATGCCTTTTCTTAGACCTCTACCTTCTTTGGAACCCATTCCATAAGTTCTAGCAGCTTCTTTAGTTTCTTCCTTTTCGAAAGCTTTTCTTTTTAAAGTGTCACCTTTTTTAGTCGTGTAGTCTTTATCACCTTTAACAGTTTTTGACATATCACCCTTGTTCATTCCGTAATCACCTTCTTTTGTTTCTGCCTTTACAACTTTGGATTTTCCTTCCATATTTGCTCCTTTTTTGTATTGGAATTTACTAGCTTTACCAGTACCCACTGATTTAGGACCTTCTTTTTTGTCCTCTTTAAATCCACCCGCAGCTTTATCTTTGTAAGTGAATTTAGGTCCTGAGCCAATTCCAACACCTTTAGGTTTTACTGTAGATTTTGCCTCTCTAACAGTTCTTCTTTGGTTGTAAGATTCGTCCAAATCTTCGTCATCTTCTTCCATCATGTCGTCATCTTCTTGTTCCATCATGTCGTCATCTTCTTCTTCGTCAAGGTCTTCTTCTTGTTCGTCAAGGTCTTCCTCTTCGTCTAAGTCTTCTTCCTCTTCTTCGTCGAATTCAATTTCGTACATAACTTCATCTTCATCTTCATCTTGGTCTACTTCGATATCTGAAGCGTCACCGTCTTTACTAAAAATAGCATTAATCACATCTTCTGTGTCAATATCCATTTCGTCGATTTCATCTACATTCATAGTTTCATCTAAATTTGTGTCTTCTTCAGACTCACCAAGCTTAACAAGATATTCTTCGTCAGTGTCGCTGTCAGTTAAGTGAATATCGTCACCATCTCTTTTAACGATGATTCCGTCTTCTTCACCCATTGCTTTGAACACCTTAAGAATTTCTTCGTCAGAAGCGTCAGTTAAATCTATTGGACTTTCTTCAGAATCCATGTCCATGTCTAAATCTAAGTCCATGTTCATATCATCTTCATTATCAGCATCCATATCAACGTCCACATCTTCTGTGTCGTCATCCATGTCTACATCTATGTCAACCTCGTCTTCATCCTGTTCTGATAGAGATTCTTTTACTAATTGATTGATTTCTTCCTTCATAGTTGAAGCAAGTATTCCTTTTGCATTTTCGGCAATAGCCTCTTCAACATTTTTCATTTGAATGAGTGCCTCCTGTACTAATGATTTATTTTCTTGCATGAAAAAATTGGTTATATTTAACTAATAAATAGTACCAAAATGAAAAAAATTCATTTTGATTATACTGTTACGTAAAGTTTATTTGAAAATTGTATGTTTTGTAACACAGGATTTGTTAAAGATTCAAACCATGTATTAAAGGAATCAAAACTATTTGCCCATACAAAATATTGAGTAGCGACACCGTTAACTTTAATTGTCCCCTGATAACAGTCAGTAGTCTCGGTACTTAGTTGTACAATATTTACTGAGGGTAATGTTTGGATGGACACAATAGTTAATCCAGTGCCTTCACAATAGGCAAGACATGATGACCATGAAGATGCATCAACTATCCTTTGCTCTTGAGTTGACCCACTAGTTAAATTTACTTGGAAGTTCATATTATTTTTATTTATAAATATCTACCAAACAAAAAAAGTGGTCACATGGACCACTTTTATTAAATTGTTTCTTAAATCAATTATTCAATTACTTCATCAATTTTACTTTCTGAAACCGATGTGATTCTCCAATCATGGGTGAACCCTTCGTATTTCTTAGTAACTTTTGCTTCAACGTCTGTTACTGAGTAACCTTTAACTAATTTTTCTTCTCTAATTTTTTTGATTTTACCTGTGTTTTCATCAGGTAAATCGTACTGAATTTTCGCTACAAAATATTTTTCTTCCATGTTTTATTATTTTCCTAAATAATCGTTTAATTTTTTCATTAAGTCAACCGACTTCTCAACATATCCGTTATTTTGTTTATGATTTTTTTCTTCTTCTAAGTTTTCCTCGTATTTTGTTCTATCTTCAGGGTTTGAAAATAAGTAAGCTCCAGGTGTAGATGGCGACGATACTAAGTCAAAACAAATTAATTCAAAGTCATCTTGTACCTCATTTCTTTCTCCAACTTTTTTAAGTGAACCAACACCTCTTGAAGAAACTCCCATGGTAACCCCTTGTCTCATTAAGTTTGCCGCTTGGTCTCCCTTTGTTGACACAATACCTCTTTCGTGAAATCCTGGTGAAGTTAATAGTTTTAACTTACCCATTAAGATGTTTCCTTCCCACCAAATGTCTGTAATTAAATGAGCAACTCTATCTAAGTCAATTAACGAAGATTCAGGGTGATTTAACTCTGAAGTTGATAAACCTTTTTCAATGGCCTTTTTGTAATTCTCGGCTTCTCTCTTAAGGATTCTTTCAGGATATGTTCTACCATTTCTATTTGGAGTATCGTATTTTTGTAAAACAGCGTAAAATTCAAATGGATTTCTATAATCCATATCTTTAGCTTCTCTTAACATTTTTTCATTACGAGAATCTTTAGGTGATACCCAACCCGCGTCAGCCTCGACTAAGATACCGTGACCTGATTCGCTTGCCTCTAATATTCTTAAATTTTTCATCTAATCTTTTAAGATAAATATACCGTTCTAGATAGTTTATTGGTCATCAGTCTTTTTTGAAGTTGAAAATTCAAAGTATTTGTTTGGTTGAATGTTGTTTCTGAATATTGATTTGACAATAGTTTTAATTGAATCTTTAATCTCAGTTGACTTAAAATCCAATTCAGAGTTGGTGTATAAGTTAATTTCTAAATTGAAGAATGATTTCTTTCCGTGTGAGATTCCACTTGTTCGGAGGTCCAAATCAACTATACTTCTTTCTTGAAATAATTTGGTGTTTATAGATTCGAATACTGAATGTTTTATTTCTCGTCCTAAGTTTGAGACGACTCTATTCCAATTGTCATATTCTTTTTTTGGGGTTACCCATGATTGGATGTTGATGTATACTGATTTTAGGTTTTTTGAATCGACAGTTCCGTATACGGACTTAATTGGATTGTATAAATTTAACTTTACACTTTTTCCTTTTTTCATTAATGTTCATGATTATGTATGTTTATTTTCTATTAAAGAATAGAGTATTTATACTTAATAGTCAAAAAATATTTATAATATATGATAATCGTAAACATTAAGAGTGGGGACAACATTGAAAGAGCTCTAAAAACTCTTAAGTCCAAAGTAATTAAAACAAAACAAAATCAAAAACTAAACGAGAGAAAGGAATATACAAAAAAATCTGTGGTCAGAAGAGCACAGATTTTAAAGGCAAAATATATTCAAAGTAAAAAAAATAATTAAATTGATTCTTCAAGATTTTTTAATCTTAAAAAATTCATTTGGTCAAACTTTTCATCTTTTAATTTATCAATAGTTTCAGAAATTCTTGTTTTAATTTCAAATTCATTTTCATTTTCCATAATAGTTTGCAATTTATTAATCGCACTTTCACGGATAACTTCAAATTTTGATTCAAGAGTTTTTGTGTCTTCAGAAACAATTTGAATAAATTCTTTCTTAGAATTTTCATCTAAAGTATCGAGATAATTCCTTAATGTTTGGTTTGCTATGCTAACCATTGATTTAACTGGAATGTTAATAGATTCTTTAACACTGTTAGGTTTTGAAGTAAGTACTGCAACGATATTTTTCTTTGCATTCACTCTTTCCATTAAATCTAATTTTTGTGTATAAACCAACGTGTCAATATCGCCATAACCATTTTTAACTGACTCAGACACTGTTCTTGGTAATTTTATACTTGGCAAAACTCTCTGTAATAATAATATCCCTTCTTCTAAAAACTCTTTAGCATCATGTTCATTTAACCCTTGAGGAGTACTCAATTGGTCATATAAAGCATACGCTTTTGACATAGATTTATTGTTCAACACGTTGTGCTTGAACTCTCTCAATGTCTTCTTGAATTCCTTTTCATTTTTGTAGGATTCTAGTAGATTGTTCTCAATTAGGGATTTAATGGTTCCGAAGGTCATTTTGCTCATTTTCAAATAAATATTATGAATTTAATAACTTATCCAATTCTTTTGAAATTTCTCCTAAAGATTCTTGAGCTTGACCTAAGTCAATCATTCGAGACCCCTCAATTAAGTTGTTTTCAACTAAAATGTTCATGTCTTTTTTCTTAGACTCAGGTGCTAATTCTGGTTCACCTGTTGGTGGTGGTGGAGCCTCTCCTCCTGCAGGTGCTGGTTCTGCCCCTAAGTCAGGCGCTGGTTCAGACCCTCCTCCAAATGATGGTGGAGCGCCTAATTCTTCAGTACCTCCTGGTGTAGTTGCCGCTCCTGCCGCAGGTGTCGCACCTGTTGCACTTCCGTATAATTTATCTATGTTATCAAATAATCCTGTTTTAGTAATAACTGTAGGAGTCGCTTTAAGTTCCTCACCAACAGCTCTTTCAATTCTTTGTTGTTGTAAATCCAAACGAACTTCTTCATCAGACCAACCAAAGATATGTTTCTTAGCCCATGTAGATGAAGTTGCTTGGATACCATTTCCTGGGTCAGATACTAAGTCTTTGTATAATAATACTTTTTCTTTCCAAACATCAATCTTTAATAAATCCGCTTGAGTTGATGGGTTTGTAAGACCGATAGTAAAGTTTGAAAGTTCATCTTCAAATCCTAATAAGAATAAATGAACAATCGCAATTTTATTTAACTCGGCCAACATACTCTTTTGGATTCTGTTGATTGTACGAGCAAATCTAATGTCTTGTAATGCCAAGTTTTTACCATCACCGACAACTTCTTCAAAACCTAAGAAAGCCTTAGGAACACGAAGTGCGGTTAATAATTTCTTTTGGATGTATTCAATATCCGCAATCTCTGATAAGTTAGTTGCTCCAGGTAATGTTGTAATTGGGTCTGGCGCTGCTGGGTCTCTTACAGGAATAAAGTAATCTTGGTCAACCGCCATTTGGTTGAATCTCATATCTACGTTACCTGTATTTTTGTCAACAATTTGTTCTCTTTTGAATTTGTTGGCAACACGGTTTACGTATGCTTCAACATCATCATCGTTCATATTACCTACAAACACTTTAAACATTCTTCTTTCAGGTGCTCTTGATGTACGATAAATTAACATCGCATCTTCTGATAGTAATAATTGTTTCCAAATTCTTCTGGCCTTTTCTAACATAGAAGTACCATAAGGAAGTTTTCTATCATCACCTAATAATCTAAAGTGAGCAACTTCCCATGATTGGAATTCCATGTTTTTATTCTTCCAAGTAAAATGAAGGGCTTTTTTGTCTTTGTCTAACTCTTGTGTAATATCCACAGATATTTTTGCGGTAACACCAACCTCATGTCTTTCGATTTCAATTGTAGGTAATTGTTGTACACCAACCACACCCTTCTCAGGGTCTAATTTTAGGTAAACAAAGTTGTCACCATACTTACAAGTGTTTCTTGTCCACATTGGTAAGTTGGTGTTGATATCAAGAGCATTGTTAAATAAGTCGGCTAATACACCTTTAATTCTTTTTGACTCAGAATATATCTGTAGGATGAATCCATCTTCATTTGTTGTTGTAGATTCTTCGGCATAAATGTCTAAAGCTGCAGAAATTTCTGGAGTATATTCCATCGATTCATAATCGTACTGTGCCGATAATCTTGATGGTTCATAATAAATCGCTTGTGAGTAAAGATTGTTTTCAACTTTAGCCCATTGATTTGTTAGGTAAAAAGTTTGTTGCGCTTGTAACTTTTCTCTTTCGTATTCTTCTCTGCTTTTGGTACGTAACAATTCCTTCTTATCAAACTTAAAAGTTGGATAATCTTGTTGAAGAAGTGAGTTCGGACCAAATGTTTGCGACAGTCGTTGCCAAACCGTCATATTTTGTTCTGCCATAATGTAAATTTACTTGTTAC